GTGAGAATACTTTCCAACCTAAGATTGGTTTCAAAACAAGATACGGAATGGTATCTAATCCTTTTGTCGGTGCTACACCAGCAGACGGACTTGCTTCAGCAGGAACAAACCAATACTACAGAAAGATGGCTGTTTCAAACATTCTATAATCTGTATAATCGATTTATCGATACTAAAAGGGACTCAATTGAGTCCCTTTTTTTTGGCTTTGCAGTGGCACGATGCAGTATCAGAAGTCACCGTCAGCAACTTGAACTACAGTAGTTCCTCTCTGCCTCCACATGTCAACAACTTGATTTCTATCGTCAAAAACAATGTCGATTTTACCACCAACTTCTTCAAACTTATCTGCAAGGTCAGATTTAAACTCATCGTCTCTTCTGAAGTCACCGTCAGGTCTAAGAAAAAGTCCTTGATGTCCTTTTCCAATCCATTCTGAAATTTGTTTCTCTGTAATTTCTCTTTCTGATTCGTTTCTTGCACTGAAGAAGGCAACATTGTCACCTTGTGCAATGAACCTTTTTGCAATATCACATACCCATTCTACAGGAGTATCAAACTTAGTCTGTTCTCTGAATGATTTCCAGTCTGCAGGTTTTTGAGACACAAAATGTCTCCTATGTTCTACATCTGCAATCGTTCCGTCTACATCGAAAATTATTGTTTGTTTCTTTATCATGTGTCCATTATAGTAAAAAAGTGACCGCTATGGCAACGCCTAAATATAAATAGTATATGTAATGGAGAATATAATGAAACAATATGAAAAACAGGTTAATGTCTTTGAAGGTCCTTGGTCATCTAAAGCATTTCCTAAAGGTGAAGAAACCACAGAAGGTGTTATTCATAGAACAATGACTACACTTTATAAGAAAGATGGTTACTTATGTGAAGAAACAGTCACAAGAGAGTACAGAGGTAATGATTACTTTGACACCTCAACAAATAAGAGAGTATTAAAACTTGACAACAATCAATAAATCAATTCTAAATAAGAATAACTTTAGATTACTAATAGACAAAATACCAACAGTTGAATACTATGTTCAATCTGTTAATATACCTGGTCTTTCATTCACTGAACTTAGACAAGGTGCTGGTGTTGGACTAGATGCATTTTTTCCAGGTGATAAAATCGAGTTTGGTAAACTAAATGTTAAGTTCTTAGTAGATGAAGATTTAGAAAACTTCAAAGAAGTTTATGATTGGATGAATGCAATAATACCCATTCAAGACCCATCAGATTTTGCAAACTACACACAAACCACAAAAACTAAAACTGGTTTAACAAGTGGTATTGATAATGATTTGAATCAGTATTCTGATATCACATTGGTGACAAATACAAATAAGAACATACCAAATAAGTTCTTTAGATTTCATGACTGTTTTCCTACATCATTAGGAGAACTAGAACTGATATCTGGTGCAGAGAATGACCCTGTGACATGTCAAGTAGAGTTTATATTCTCTTACTATGACATTCAAACGACTTCTTAAAACCCCTTATAAATACTAGTATATTATGATATAATGGTCGTATATGACTTTAGATGAAATTAAATTGATGTGGAAAGAAGACTGTGTTGTCGATGATATTGAACTCGACAAATCAAGTCTTGATGTTCCTAAACTACATGCTAAGTATTCAGAATTACTTTCTGATACTCTGGTTAAACTCAAACAAAAACAATTCCAATACAATCTTCTTATTAAAGATAAGTGGTTGTGGTTCAATGGTAAACTTGATAAAGAAACTATTGATAAATACGGTTGGCAAGATGACCCATTTGACGGCATGAAAGTAATGAAAGCAGATATGCACTACTTCTTTAATTCAGATGAAGACTTAACTAAACTTAAAGCACAAGAAGAACTATTAAAAATACAAATGGACTTTCTCAAAGAATGTATGCAAAACATTACTTGGAGACACCAAACGATTAAGAACACAATCGATTGGAGAAAATTTATGGCAGGACAATAATGTTATACGAGAACTATCTTTATGGATTACCAGAATTCTTTACAGAAGAAGAGTGTGATACGATAATTCGAATTGCAGGTACAATACCAACTAAAGAGGGTGCTGTAGGTATGCCAGATGAAAAGAATAAAGATGGACATGTTACCGATGATATACGAAGTTCTTTAATAAATTGGATAGGTCCAGAACAATTACCAANTGAAATTGAAAGGAAGATTGATGATGCTATGAACATGGCATTAAAGGACACNGGTTGGGGTTATCATATAGACTATAGACAACAGTATCAATTCACAACTTATAACGCACCTGAAATAACTCAAAAGAACAGAGGTGATTTCTACACTTGGCATACAGATGCAGGTCATCAATTAGATGAAAGAGGTCAGTTAAGAAAACTAAGTTTCACATTACAATTATCTAGTCCAGAAGACTATGAAGGTGGTTATTTTCAATGGTTAGAACCTCAAAGATGTTTTGACATGATGCACGATAACGCAACTATAGATATGACCAATGGTATAAAAACTTTACCATATTCAGTTAAAGATAGAGGTTCAATCTTCTTCTTTCCTTCGTTTGTACATCATCAAGTCACTCCTGTGACAAGAGGCACGAGAAAATCTTTTGTCGGTTGGTGTGTGGGCAATCAATATGTCTAACCTAGTCAAAGTATCAAAGATTGATGAGGTCTTTTTAAAAGTCCATTGTGATGATGGACTTGCAAGAGACTTATTTGATTTCTTTTCTTTTACAGTTCCAAATGCAAAGTTCATGCCTTCATACCGAAATAAATTTTGGGATGGAAAGGTAAGACTGTTCTCTATAAAAACAAATAAGATTTACATTGGTTTATTACCTTACATTGATGAGTTCTGTAAAGAAAGAGGATTCGAATTTGAAGGTGTTGAAGAAGTTTTAGGTATAAAAGAAAGAAAACCTGAATTAGATGAGTTTGTCAAGGGGCTTGACTTACCATTCCAACCTCGTGGATATCAATTAGAGGCATTGAAATCCAGTATTCAGTATGGAAGACAACTATTATTGTCTCCAACTGCATCTGGTAAATCTCTAATCATATACATGTTAGCAAGATACTATGATAAGAAAACAATTATCATTGTACCAACCACATCACTTGTTGAACAAATGACAAAGGACTTTATAGATTATGGTTATAAAGATAAAGTCTGTAAGATATATCATGGTCAAGAAGTATTTGATGCCCCTATAACCGTCACTACATGGCAATCATTCGCAAAAGCTCCTAAGGAGGTGTTAGAGTCTTTTGATGTTGTCGTTGGTGACGAGGCACATTTATTTAAAGCACAAACTCTTAAAGGTATCTTAGAGAAGATGAAGACCACAGCAGTAAGAATAGGTACAACAGGTACATTAGATGGTACAGAAGTTCATAGATTGCAATTAGAGGGTCTTTTTGGTCCTGTTAAAAAAGTTATCTCGTCTGCACAACTAATAGAAGAAGGTACGATTGCAAAGATTGATATACAATGTATCATACTTCGTCATACTAAACAGAAAAAAATGTCATACCAAGATGAGATGGACTATCTGGTATCTCATAAAGGAAGAAATCAATTCATAACTAATCTAGTAGGTTCACTTAAAGGAAATACTCTTGTATTGTTTCAATACATAGAGAAACATGGTCAACCACTATGGGAGTTATTCAATCCTATGGTCAGTAGAATGAAAGGCACATTACATTATGTTCATGGTGCAACTGATACAGAAGATAGAGAGGCAGTCAGAGAGATTGTTGAGAACTCTAAAAAGAAAAACAATGTCATACTAGCATCATACGGAACATTTTCTACAGGTGTTAATATTAAAAAAATCGACAATGTTGTATTTGCAAGTCCTTCTAAATCGAGAATACGAAATCTACAATCAATTGGTAGAGGTCTTCGTAAGACAGAAGGCAAAGATAGTATGAGGTTATTTGATATATCAGATGACTTGCAGTGTGAAAATCACACCTTGAATCACTTAAAGGAAAGGATAAATATCTATAACGAGGAAAGTTTTCCTTACATAATACAACAATTTGATTTAAAAAGTGACTAGACCTTCAGACTTAACACCACAACAATACGAAGTCCTAAAATTAAGAAACGGACTTGAAGTAGTTGGCATGACAAGAGATACCTCGAATGGTATTGAAGTCACCTTACCAATGGTTTGCAAACTATCATCAGGACAAACACCTGTAGAGACACTTGCAACATTTTATCCATACGCACCATTAACATCAGATACAACAGTTGTAGTTCCTATAGACCATATTCTACATAGAAATTCAATGAATCAACAATACATTCCATTTTACGATGAAGCATCTTCACAATGGTTAGATATGTTGGAGAATAATTCAATACCATTAATCAATGGTACAACAAAAAGAAAATATATAGACAAGATTTTACAGAATCTTATTAATGAGGTTTCAGACGAAGCATTTATTGAGTATGAAGACTTAGAATTTGAAGAAGCAATACCACCTGTAGATAAAAAGAAACTACATTAGGATTTTATTCTTACTAAATAAGTGCGTATAATACTGGCCTATATACCATTATACAATATTTTTATAACTTAACTTTTAGGAAAACCATGACCACAGCAGCTTTTTTTGCGAAGAGCATGGTGCGAAAAGCTAGAGAAGTCAATCATATCATTCGTCCTCAAAAACGAAAAGTGATTGAAACTATCGAATTTCTAGTGCTGATGACTCTTCCGTTCTTATTACCATTTATTATAATGTTCTATGCATCATCTATGAGGATGTTTTAATGAACCACAAACTTAGAGATACTTTGGAGATAACCACACTTGTGGCTGTCTTCATGGTTTCTATATTAGCCCTAACACCGGTATCTTAATATGAGAGAATTAGGAATGGTATTATTCGGATGTTTTGTTTTCACCATATTCTTTAATGCTGTAATATTACCCGACATGGAAATTAGAGGTTTCTCTAATAATAGTTCGTGTACAGGTATGTGTTATGCAGAATATGTGAAATTGAATGGAACATCAGTAGACCAATTAAGAGCAAAACAGGAACTTGCAAACTTAGATGAGTTCAGTGATATCAGAAGTCTATGGTCAGGTTGTGCCGCTTGTCATGGTGCAGAAGGACAAGGTATGGCAGTCTTCCCTAAACTTGCTGGTCAGTCACAAGACTATATTGTTGGTAGACTTAATGCATATAAGAATAGAGAAACAGTCGGTAACATGTCTTCTACTATGTGGTCTCAAGCAGGTATGTTAAGTGATGCACAAATCAATATGATTGGTAAGTTTATAGAGGTAGAACTAAAGTGAAAGAAGAGAAAATCTTACAATACATAAACCTCTCTCCTGATGTGTCCNTTTTAGATAAGATAGAAGAAGTTCACCCAATGAAACAGATTGCAGTGATGTCAGTCGTGCAAGTCCTCGTTTTCGGTTTTATGTTGTTATCCTTTTGGTTAATAAACCAGTTCGTATGAAACACTATATACTATACACAGCAATGAGTTTATGCATGTTTTACCTATCAATAGGTGAACTAGAAAGAATGAGTCGTATTGGGGAAGTTGCATCTCAGAAGAGTAGAGTTAAAGTCATCCCTTCCTAATAGGTTCCCTAACCGGCAACATATTTATTTTATCATAGATTCCTTCCTTGTCTAGTGGTTTTTTAATAAAAAATAAAATAAAATAAATATAAAAACCACCTTACAGGACAAAGGATAAGGTGTATAATGTATACATGACTACGAAAAAAGACCCNAAAAAGGCAGAACACTATGTTAACAACAAAGAGTTTACTGCTGCTGTTGCCGAATATTCCTCAGGTATAAAAGAAGCAAAAGCAAACGACACTGAACTCCCAAAAATGTCTGAATACATTGGTGAATGTATCTATAAGATTGCGACTCGATTATCGACTCGTCCTAATTTTATTAANTACACCTACAGAGATGAAATGATATGTGATGCAATTGAAAATTGTATTCAGTATATCGGTAATTTCAATGTAGAAAAATCAAGTAATGCATTTGCGTATATCACTCAGATATGCTACTATGCTTTCCTAAGAAGAATTCAAAAAGAGAAGAANCAAGTCTATATCAAACAGACGGTAACCAACGAAAGTGGTATTACTATGGACTCTTTTGAAACAATTGATGGTCAACATGACCCAAGTTTATCTAACACGAATGTAGAATGGATGCAAGAGAATATGAATCGTGTTGAATATAATCCACGCAAGTCTAAAAGAAAGACTGTAGTTAAAAAGAAAAACTTAGAAAACTTTACTGAATGAAAATAGCATTACTGAATGACACTCATGCAGGTGTCCGAGGTGATATGGAAGCAATGGCCAAATATCAAGGTCGTTTCTATGAAGAAATCTTCTTCCCATATCTAAAAGAACACAACATAGACCACATTATTCACTTAGGTGATTACTTCGATAGAAGAAAGTATGTGAACTTTGCAACTCTAAAAGCAAACAGAGAACACTTTATTGAACCTTTAATAAAGAATGATATTTCTATGGACTTAATCATAGGTAATCATGACACTTATTATAAGTCAACAAATGATGTTAATGCACCACAACTATTACTATTCAATGAGGCGAACATTAATGTGATTACAGAACCTTGTGTTAATGAATACGATGGTTTTAATATTGCAATGGTACCTTGGATTAATCCNGAAAACTATGCCGACACTGTAGACTTTTTAAGAACTGCAGAAGCAAGTTGGTGTATGGGTCACTTTGAATTTGAAGGTGCATTGATGATGCCAGGCATGACATGTCAACATGGATTTGACCATTCTTATGTTAATAGATTCGAAAAGGTTTTATCAGGTCATTTTCATCAGAAATCAGAGTTTGCAAATATCAGATATCTAGGAAGTCAGATGCAATTTACTTGGTCAGATTATGGAGACCCAAAGTATTTTCATATATTTGATACTGATACACAAGAACTATCACCAATTCTAAATCCACTAACACTATTTGAAAAGGCTTTTTACGATGATACAAATGAATCGTTTGAGACTATTGCTAATGCAGATTACAGTCAGTATGCAGGTAAGTTTACTAAAGTTATTGTTGTCAATAAAGATAATCCCTATTGGTTTGATACATTTCTTGATAAGATTCATGCTGAATCACCTCTTCATGTTTCTGTTGTTGATGATAATAAGCATATGGACTTTTTTGAAGATGATGATATAGAAGATGTTGAAGACACACTTACTATACTTTCAAAGTATGTTGATTCATTAGACATACAAGGAAAGAAAAAACCCCTTAACGATATCATGCAATCGTTGTATAATGAAGCACTTGATGAACACTCCTTCTTATGATAACATTTAGAAATATTAAATACAAAAATCTATTATCATCCGGTAATACATTCACCGAAATACAGTTAGACGCAACAGACACAACACTAATTCTCGGTGAGAATGGTGCAGGTAAATCCACATTGTTAGATGCATTATGTTTTGCATTATATGGTAAAGGGTTCAGAAATCTTAAAAAGGAATTACTAGTAAACACTTTAAATGGTAGAGACTTATTAGTTGAGTTAGAATTCTCAATTGGTAAAAGAAACTATAAAGTTATTCGTGGTGCCAAACCAAACAAATTTGAACTGTATCTTAATGACACTTTTATTAATCAAGATGCAACCGTTAAAGACTATCAAGAACACCTAGAAAAGAACATACTCAAAATGAGTTATCGTTCTTTCACACAGGTTGCAATTCTTGGTTCTGCTAACTTCACACCTTTCATGCAATTAAAAGCCTTGCATAGAAGAAAGTTGGTAGAAGACTTACTAGACATATCAATCTTTTCAACCATGATGGAGATTCTTCGTAAGAAGATTGCAAGTCATAAAGTTGAATTGAAAGATACTGTACATGAGGTTGACTTATTAGAAGAGAGAATATCAGGCCTCAATGAACAACAGAATGCACTCCGTGAAAATCGTAATGAAAAACTTGAAAAGTTTCAACACAATGTTGATGAAACAGAAACAAATATTTCAAAACTTTTAGGAGAGATAGATGAAAAGACGGAAAATGTGGTGGAGAAAAAATCCTCAATCGATGATAAAGACACGACTGAGACTCGACTCAAACAAGTTGTCGACATGGAATCTAAACTTGAAGACGCTAGAAGAAAAGCACTTAAAGACATTGAATTCTATGAAGAGAACGACAATTGCCCAACATGTAAACAAGGTTTAGACCATGAACACAAGAAAAAACATATTAAGGATAAACAGACAAAAATCTCTGAGATTAAGACGGCAGTGTCAACATTGGATGAACAAGTCACCGAGCTCAATAACGAAATCCAAAGAATCAACGGAGTCCAAGACGAAATAACAACAGTTCAAAAAGAAATTGGTTTACTTCAGGCAGAGATTACATCTAATCAGAAATACATTCAAAAGATTAATAAAGAGATTGAAGAACTGCAGAATGAACAACAGGCAACAGACTCAGTTCAGGACAAAATAGATGATACTGAAGAGAAGTTAAACATACTACACTCTAAAAAAGAATCTATGGTTGAGAAAGAACATTACTATGATATTGCATCAATGTTATTAAGAGACCAAGGTGTTAAACAGAAGATTATTAAACAGTATGTTCCTATTATGAACAAACTTATTAATAAGTATCTTGCACAATTAGAATTCTATGTGGGGTTTGAATTGAATGAGGCATTCGAAGAGACTATTAAGTCCAGATTCAGAGACGAATTCAAGTATGATAACTTTTCACAAGGTGAGAAGATGAGAATTGACCTTGCATTGTTATTCACATGGAGAAGTGTTGCTAGAATGAAGAACAGTGTGAACACTAACTTACTAGTATTAGATGAGGTATTTGACAGCTCTTTAGACTCACAAGGTACCGATGATTTCTTTAAGTTATTAGGAACTCTTACAGAGAAAACAAACTGTTTCATTATATCACATAAAGGAGATGCATTATACGACAAGTTCGAAACTGTATTGAGATTCGAAAAACATAAGAACTTCTCCAGACTTGCCGGATAATATAAATAGTTATATGAAATCCTTTCAACAATATACATCACCAAAACTAGACGATATCAAGTTAGATTTAACTGCACCTAAACTTATGGAAGCATCTATCTTAAAACCAGATTATGTTATTGGTCATAAGTTTCTGTATAAGGGTGAAATCAAAGAAATGGATTCAGAAGGATTCAAGTTCGGAGATATCTTTACTATAGTAAGACCAAACAACAACAGCATCTTTATAGGAAAAGAAGAAGGTGAATTTGAGAAATGGTTAGAGTGCAACGGCAAGACCTTTCATATTAAAGGTTCTACATCATACAAAATGAAACACTTCAACCATGTAAAAGAAAGTGGTGATACACCAAATGGTGCTCAGTGGGAAGAACTTATCATCTTTGAATACAATAAACTGAACAAACAAAAAAATGAAAGTGGAGTTATACAAACTGCAGAACGATTTGCATTACATTTAGATAAGGCAAAAGATATTGCAAAGAACTTCAATAAAGAACTATCAGAAAAAAGATTGGTCTCAACAGGAAAAGGTGGAATATCCGTAAGTCTATCGAACATTTATACTGATGCAGGTGCTTCAAACAAAACACCGAAAACAGATATTGCAGGTTCATCCTTTAAAGAAAAGATATCACTTAAAAAAGAGGGTGGTTCTCAGTTGATGTCAGGTTCAAAAGGTGAGGCAATTGCAACTGTAAACGCTGCCTTATCACAAATGGGTCAACATAAACCCTTTGCAAAGGGTCTAACTAAGGCAATGGAAGAAGGAATGTCTAAGTTAATAACCAAAGAAACAGTCACCTCATTAAACGATAGAATACGAGACGGTGAATCAGATGAATCAATCGTGGACTTTCAAAAGAAAGATGCAGACAACAAAGAGTTATCTAACCTATTATCATCATACATTAATAATGATAGTGCCGCGAACAAGTTATTCTCACTCAATGTTATATTAGAGGCCTCAACAGGTCTTGTTAAGTTTGAGGGTGGACCTGCCTCAGCAAATCTACTAGGCAAGTTTTCAATTAGTGACATGTCAGTTCAAGTAGAACCAATAACATCTATTAANGATAGTATAATTAAAAAGTATGCANGTNCAGTAAGACCTTATGTTGCATTCAAAAAGGGTGGTGGTAATTCAGCAGCCTATTCTGCTATGAGATTATCACTCAAAGAAAACGGTATAGAAAATTTACAGACATTAGTATTAAACGAGATAAATGGTATTGACGAATTCAATACTCTTCTTACAGAAGACTTCTTAGAAGAGGGAGCATTTGATATGATTAAAAGAGCCGGCAATTGGGCAAAAGATTTAGGTCCCAAAGTTTGGAAAAAGTTTCAGAATATGATTAAGAAAGTAATGCAGTCTATTACTAAAGCATTAAATAAAATTGCAAGTATGGGCAAAAAGATGTTCGAATCATTGATGAATTTTTTAGGACTACAAGTTAGTCATGTTAATAATGTTCCAGTGAATGTGAGTTTATAATTATGTATGAATTAGTAGAAGAAGCAAGTAAAGTATTAAGACAACCACCAGAGATTTTTGATTTTGAAAATCCACGAGAAGACCCAAAAGAAATTGAAAAGAATATGTCTGAAGCAATGGATAAATTCGGTGGGTTAGGATTGTCTGCAAATCAGGTTGGACTTCCATACAGAATGTTCGTAATGAGAACACAAGAAGGCACACAGGCATTCTTCAATCCAGAATTAACAAAAGTATCACAAGAAACAGACCTACTTAAAGAGGGGTGTTTATCATTTCCAGATATTTACTTAATGATTAAAAGAAGCAAAGTTGTTGAAATGAAATACCAAGATGCAGAAGGAAAGGAACACATAACTACACTTGACGGAATAGGTTCAAGATGTGTTCAACATGAGATAGACCACTTAAATGGTATACTCTTCTTACAAAGAGCGTCTCGTTTAAAATTAGAGAGGGCATTGAAGTCCAGACCTAAAGAAGCACAAAAAAGATTACAATACGAACAGAGACAAGCATTTGCTCGTGCTTTACAAGAAGCACAACAGGAAAAAGAAAATAATGAATCAAGTGAATCAAAAGGAGACCAAGCAGTATCAGCCTGAGATTTATCTTGTAGATAGTTTTACACAAGATGAGTGTTGGTTTCTGATAGACTGGTTCAAAAATCATAAAGACCTATGTTCTGTAGGTTCGACATTCGATTATCAAGCAATAACAAGACACACCATTTTAAATAATGATGTAAGAAAACTCTTTAATCGTATGACTTACGATAATATTTCATGGTTGGTTGGTCATTTACAGAAACCAATGTATCCAGAAATGTCATTAATTGCAGAATGGCCAATAGGTGGACAACAACATCCACATGTAGATACCTATTCTACATACGAAATTGAAGACCCAACCGATGAATTACAAGAAGATTTAGATAATAATCGTGCAAGTTTTAACATAAAAGACAACCCAAATCGTGAATGGACTAGTATAACCTACCTGAATACTAACTATAATGGTGGTGAAACATGGTTTCCAGAGCATGCCGAATCATGGTATGAGGAATCATTCAAACATACCCCTAAACA